CTCGCGCGGAAAAGAGACCCCGGGCCTGCAGTCTTTTCCCTCTCCCAAGAATTCCAAGTTATTTTTTGGTCTGGATAGCTCGACGGAGCGACAAGAGGATAGCCTTGCCTTTTCCAGACCTAAACCAAAGGCACTCACTAAAAGGCGGTGAAACTATGACAGCAAAGAAGACGACGGCGAAGAAGCCGAAGGCGGTCAAGAAGATTGCCAAGACAAAAGCGGAGGAACTTTGTGAGGGAGTGAGCTCTGAACTCAAAGCTCAGGCTATCACCCTCGCGAACGCAGTCCTCACGATGCAAGAAAAAATCGAGCAACAGATACCGACCTACAAAGAGGCACCGCTCGCCCAGCAAGTCACAGTCGGAACAGGCGAGACCATGCTCCGGGCGAACCCTATGACTCAAGAATTCCGTGCGACCGTTCGGGATTACGCGACCGCGCTGAACAATCTGAACGAAATACTCGACGCAAAAAATGACAAGCCGAGCGCGAGCGCAGTCGACGAGCTGCGCAACCGCTTCAAGGTCGGCTAAATGTTAGGGAAGACAGAGCCGAGAGTCTGGACGAGACCCTTGCGGAAGCTCACGGAGAAGACGAGCCTCGGATATGCCGCGATCGAGTACGCGGAGACTATCCTCGAAATGGAGCTTTATCCGTGGCAAAAGTGGGCACTCATCCACGCGCTCGAGATAGTCGGAGATCTGACAAAGAAAAACGGCTGGCGGTTCCGCTACCGAATAATTCTCTTTATGGTCTCGAGACAGAACGGCAAAACGGAACTCTCGAAGATAATCGCGTCCTTCTTCTTGAACGTGCTTCAAGTCGAGGCGGTCTTCGGGACTTCGTTGTCTATGGATAAAGCGGAGGAGGTCTGGGAGGCGGTCATCCAAGACCAAGAGACGCACGACGCTCTCGCTCGGGAAATTCAGCAAGTCGCCAGAAGGAACGGAGGCAAGAAGCTTGTCCTCACGGGACTCCGCACCTATAAGGTCGGAGCACCGACACGAAGGGCGGGCCGTGGCGACGCTAACGATCTCGTTATGCTTGACGAGGTTCGTGAGCATCGCGACTGGGAGACGTGGAGCGCGGCGGTCGCATCGACCAACGCGAAACCGAACGGCATGGTCGTCTGTTTTTCCAATGCTGGCGACCCCGACTCGATCGTCTTGAGACAAATCAGATCTCAGGCAATAGAAAAGATAAACGGAACAAAGGCGAACGACTTCGGCGGCCAAGTGGACGCGGATGCGCTCGCCTTGTTTGAGTGGTCGGCACCGGAGAAGGCGGAGACGGATGACCTCGATGCACTCGCTCAAGCTAACCCCGCTTTGGGGTATGGAAGGATGACGGAGCGGGCTTTGATGTCAAACCGTGAAACCTTCCCGGAGTCGAAATTCCGCTCCGAGTGTATGTGTCAACAGGTCGAGACGATACTCCCCGAACCGTTCCCTGACGGTGCTTGGCTCGGAGGCCAAGACGAAGAGAGCTACATCCGAGAAGACAGTGAGCTCTTCTGGGGTGTCGATATGTCACAGGATAGGAAATGGACGACGATCGCGGTCTGTGGGATGCGTGAAGACGGCAATTATCACATCGAGCTCGTCGAGAGGCGCATCGGTACGGAGTGGGCGGTCGACTGGTTCCGCGCAAGAGTCGCCAAGTACGGCGGCATAAAGCTCGCCTTCCAAGAACGAGGCGCACCCGTGAGCGGACTGGCTGAACAGATCTGCACGATCGACGGAGTCGAGAGACTGGCGCAAGGCGGCCCCGACTTGTCGGCTGGCTGGGCGCGGTTCTATGACGCGGTCGCAGCGTGCGCACCCGAAGACAGGCGCGGCGGTGTGAAGGTGTATCACTTGCCACAGCCCGCGCTCGATGCACCGGGACGCACTTGCCAGATGCGCAACCTCGGAGGCGGCATAATGCTCCCCGACCGAGTGAAGAGTCCCGACGATATAAGCCCGCTCATGGCGGCGGCTATGGCATACGCGGGCGCAACGATGATTACAAAGAAAGAGAGAAAGATCTACGAGTCGGCATATGCCAGCGGCGGAGGTCTGACTTTTATCTAAAAAAAGAAACAGGAGAACAAAAGAAATGGCGAGTATTTTCGAGCGGTGGCGGCTGGCATCAAAGCCGTCGGTGATAAACATCACCGTCAAAGGCGACGCATCGACGCAAGTCCTCAACATGAAAGCGAAAGAGCTTTATCAGACACAGGACAACCTGCAGGCGGTCGTCAATTTTCTCGCGAATTCTATCGCACAGCTCCCGCTGAAGGTCTACACCCGCAACGGCGAGACCGAAAGAGAGAGAGACAGAACGAGCGCGGCGGCCTTGCTCCTCTGGAGACCGAACAAAGATCAAACGAGCTTTGAATTTATCAGAGCCCTCGCGGTCGAGTATTTCGTTTTTGGTTCCGTCTTCGTCTGGGTCTTGCCCGATGCTGACAGCGAGAGCGGTTATCAGCTCCGCATCGTTCCGACCGAGTGGCTCCAAGACTACGGCAACGAGTCCGGCACATACGCACCCGAGTCGATTAGGATATGCACCCACAACGGCGGCGACGCGTTCGACGTTCCGAGGAAAGAGTTCGTACAGTTCCGCACATACAGCGCGGGAAGTCCGGGCGGATATATCTCACCGATCTCGGCACTCCGTCAGACCTTGACCGAACAGGTCGAGGCGGGACGCTTCCGCCGTCAGCTCTGGAAGTCTTCGGGCCGTTTTAACGCGCAGATCATAAGGCCGCGCGACGTGGCACCGTGGACTGACGAACAGCGCAAGAAGTTCGCGACCGCGTTCCGTGAAATGTGGAGTGGCGCGGGCTCGAAGGCGGGCGGCATCCCGATCATGGAGGACGGCATGGAGATCAAGCCGTACTCGACGAGCTGGAAGGAAGCCGAGTGGTCGCAGTCGGTAATCTTCACCCGTGAAGCAGTCGCGGCCGCGTATGGAGTTAACCCTTCTTTGATCTGGCACTCGAACACGCAGACATACGCAAGCGCAAGAGACAACGCTCGCGCTCTGTATGCCGACTGTCTCGGCCCGGTGCTCCAGATGCTCCAGCAACGCATCAACGCGTTCTTGCTTCCTATGGTCGGAGCTACTCCCGAGACATATGTCGAATTTGATCTCAACGAGAAGCTCAAGGGCTCATTTGAAGAGAGGGCGAGCATCCTCCAGACTTCCGTCGGTGCGCCGTGGCTCACAAGGAACGAGGCGCGTGCGGATATGAACCTCCCGCCAGTCGACGGAGGCGACGAGCTTATAACACCGCTCAACGTCACGGAAGGCGGACAGGCGAGCGCAAGCGACTCGGCTCCTGACGCGTACAGCTACCCGGGAGTCGATAACCAAGCCAAAAAGCTCGAGCCGTGCGGATGTAAAGCGTGCAAAGAGACTCAAGAATTCAGAGTTAAGGCAAGAAGTGACAAAGAGGACGACGAAAAAGTCACTCAAGTCCTCACGGCCTTCTTTGAGAGACAGGCGAAGAGCGTGCTCCCCAAGATCGGAGCAAACACCGAGGACTTTTGGAACGCGGAGCGCTGGGATAAAGAACTCGCTGAAGATCTTGAGCCCGTCTTGACCGAGATCGCAGACAAGCACGGCATCGAGACCGCGAAGACGCTCGGCTCTGACTATAACACCGAGGTCACTCGCAACTATATCAAGACGGCATCGACCAAGAGGGCGCAGAAGATAAACCAAAACACCCTCAAGAAGATCACGGAAGACCTTGAAGAAGAAGAGCCGGACACGGCTCACGTCTTCGAGACCCGTGAGAACACGGCGGACGTGCTGGGAAGAAGCGCGGCGGGTTCGCTCGCGGCCTTCGGACTTATGGAAGCCACACACCAAGCAATCGAAGACGGTGCTCCGAGAGTAGTCGGGCGCGTTATCGAGAAGGAGTGGGTCACAGGCGCGAACGCAAGACCGAGTCACGCATCCATGAACGGCGAAAGAGTCCCGATCGATGCAACCTTCTCGAACGGTCAAAACTGGCCGGGCGAAGATCTGGGCGACCCGAGCGAGAGCTGCGGATGTAATTGCACGACCGAGGTCGTAATAACAGGAGGATAAAAAACAATGTCACAGCATTTATTTAAGAGCTTCGAGCTCAAAGCGAACGAAGTCGGAGGCATCTCCGGCTTTTTTAGTACATACGACAAAACACCCGACAGCTACGGCGACATTATTGAGCCCGGTGCGTTCACAAACACGCTCAAGAAGAGAGAAGAGAGCGGTCATCCGTTCCCTCTGTGCTTCAATCACGACTTTAGTGCCGTGATCGGAGCCGTTGACAGCGTGAAGGACACGGAAAACGGCCCTTACATCGAGGCGCATTTTCTCGACACCCAGCTCGCTCAAGACGTTCGCAAGATGCTCATGAGCGGCGCGATCTATCAGTTCTCGTTCGCTTATGACGTTTTAGGCGCAAGAGAGCCGAACGAAGAAGAGAAGAAGGCGGGAGTCACGAACGTATTGACCGAGGTCGAAGTTTTTGAGGTCTCCGTTGTTACTGTTCCCGCTAATCAGAACGCAGTCGCCACCGAGGTCAAGGCAATCACACCCGAGACCAAACAGGGCAAGAGAAACAGCAAGGCGGACGAGGACGTTATCGCGGAAGCTATTGCCCAGCTAAAAGTTTGTATCAATTCGCTCCAGTCGTTACTCGACGAGGACGAAGAAGATAACCCACAGGACGAACCCGAAGCACAGCCCGAAGAGGCCGAGCCCGAAGCCAACGCAACCGCGGAGGAGCCGACGGATGACGGTAATTTGAAGCGAGCCGAGGCTCTACTGGAAAAAATCAAAACGATCGGAGGTTCCTAATTATGTCAATCAAGGAACAGCTCACCGAGAAGAAACAGGCACTCGTAGATCTGGAGCCCGCACTCAAGTCTGAAGACGTGACCGAGGAGACACTCGCACAGGGCGAGGCACTCGTCAAAGAGATCGCAGAACTCGAGGAGAAGGTCGCACAGTCCGAGAAGGCCGCAGAACTTCTCAAGAACATCGGCAAGCCCGAAGAAACCAACAAAGATACCACGGAGGTTAAAACCATGACAGAAATGGAAAAGTTCACACAGTCAGCTAAAGAGATGACAGACAAGAAGGCCGGAGTCGCTATGCACCTCAAGGCCGCAACAGACGTAGTTACAAGCGCACAGATCGCAGACGTTGACAAGAGCATCGCTCCCCAGCCTAAAAGAGTCGCAGTCGCTGACTTCTTCAGCAACGCAGTAATCAGCGGCAACGCTGTCACCTACTTCCTTCAGGGCGCATATGAAGGCACTCCTGCAGTCACAGCAGAGAGCGCAAAGAAGCCCGCAAACAGCACAAGCTTCACAGGCACAACTCTCGCACTCTCCAAGATCGCTGCATACATCAAAGAGACAGACGAAATTCTCTACGATGAGCCCTTCCTTGCTTCAGAGGTACAGAATTCTCTTATCTATCAGATCGGCAAGATCGAGGACGGCACAATCGTCACGGCTATCGGTTCGACAGTAGGCATCGGCGCAGAGACCTATGACGGCACAACCGTCACATTTGCAGACGGTATCCTCGCCTCTATCCTCAAGGTTAAGAACGACTCCGCATATGACGCTTCCGTCGTTATCGTTAACCCCGCAGATCTTCTCACACTCCTCACAGCAAAGGATGACAACAAGCAGTATTACGGCGGCGGCTACTTCTCCGGCGCATACGGCAACGGTGCTCTTGGTGTTCCTTCCGCTATCTGGGGTGTCAACATCATCGCAGACTCTAACGTACCGCAGGGCTCCGCAATCATCGCAGCTCGCGAAGCTGTTAAGATCTGGAGAAAGAGCGGCATCGATGTCCGCATCTTCGAGCAGAACGAAGACGACGCTATCTACAACCGCGTCACACTCGTCGGCGAGGAAAGACTCGCTTGCGCAGTAGTCGACCTCAAGGGTGTAGTGCTTCTCGCTTCTTCCGCATCCTAATAAACGAAAAAGGGGAGCCTTCGGGCTCCCTTTTTCTTAAATCTAACGAAGGGAGGCATGCACCCGTGAAGATTTACGAAGTAAACGGCCGCAAGGTCTGGCTCGATAAGGCTCCCGAGGGTTATGAAGAGCCTAAAAAGGTCGAAGAACCCAAAAAGGAAGCCGAGCCCAAAGCGAAGCCCGAGCCCGCCAACAAGGCAAAAAAGGCAACGGCAAACAAGGCAAGGAAAACAGGAGGCAATAAATGAGCGAATTCGAGCACGGAAATCTGACACCGTGGGGATATATCGCGGACGTTGAAACACTTCCCGATCTTATCTCGACGACAGACTTCTCTAAATACACGAACGGGAAGTTCGGAACAACGGACACCCGCATCGCGGTAAATATTGCCAGCGCGTCCTCGGCTATCCGCAACTTTTGCGGCTGGCACATCGCGCCCTCTTTGACTTGTGGGATGCTTTACAACGTGCGCGACCTCCGTGACGCTTTTGTTAACGGTGACTTGCTCATCCAGCTCCCCGCGACTTTCGTGACATCCGTCGAGAAGGTCGTCCTCGGGGCGGTCTGGGATGCGGATGCCGATGACTGGAGCGGTGAAATTATCGAAGACGGTGAGCGCATCGACTTCGGCATGGGTGACGGCCTCGTTCGCGTGTATGACGTAGGAGCTTTAGACCGCAAGGCGAAGATCTTCATCAAATACACAGCGGGCTTCACCGACACCGCTATCCCGGCGGTGAAGGAAGTCGTCTCGGCTTCAGTCGTGCACGCACTCACGAACACGAACGGCATCGCCTCCGAGGCGGCCGGAGGTGTTTCCGTGTCATATAACTCGGCTTATGTCGGCAAGGGCTCCACGGCTCTCGCTAACGATGCAAGAGAGACGCTTGACGCGTACAGGGTGAAGGGGGTCTTTTAATATGCTTCCTTCATTTTGTAATCAAGAGATCACCCGCATCCGACCGGGAACGGCTACCTCAAGAGGCTCAACTGTTCCCGACTGGAGCGAGGACAAGATCTCGAAGCTCGTTATTAAGGGGTGCTCCGTGCAACCCGCAGCGACGACGCTCTCACAGGACGGCCGAGTTCTTGGCATCTCTGAACAATGGACGGCATACCTTCCCGAAGGTTCTGACGTAAAGGCGGGCGACCGCATATTGTTCGACGGGAACACTTACACCTTGATCGGCGAGCCTAAAACATGGACGGCACCGTTCACGCGTTCAAATATTCAACTGACCTTGCAAAGGTGGGAGGGTTAAACGATGAAGCAGACGCGCATAGTTTTCAACTCCGAAGGTTTCCGTCAGATCTTATTGTCTGACGGATGCAAGAGCCTCGTCGAACAAACGACGCAAGGAATTTGTGAGAAGGCGAACGCGAACAACTCCAGAGGCGGCGACGGCTTCAGAGCTACGACACAGGTCGGAGGCTACGGTGGCGGCCGCTGGATAGGGTTCGTTTCGAGTACGGATAAACAATCAAGCGCGGCTCAATCTGAAGACCAAGCACTAACGAGGGCATTGTAACATGAACATTTTAAGACCCGTTGACATCGAAGACGAAATTCGCCTCGCGCTGTCTGATTACTTTACGGTTTATGTCAGACCGCTTCCCGCTTCCTACACCTTGCCGAACCTTTTAATCACGGCAACGGGCGGAAGATCGGAGAACACGGTCGACACGTTCACCGTCAACATCGACGCAAGAGCGGAGACCGATGCGGATGCGTATGAGACCTTGAGCGACGCTTTGGGCGCACTCGAGGAGCTTTCACGTCAGCAAGTCGGAAGTCTCCGAAATGTCACTTTAAACAGTCTCGCACGGTGGGGAGCTGACCCCGTGCGCCCGGACTTAAAACTTTGCACGGCGACGGTGCTCGTTACCGCACACAGAGCCGCGAAAGAGCTCCCCGAAAATTCTTAAAACAGGAGGCCAAAAGATATGGCATCTAATAATGTAAATCTGGGCATCGGTCTTGCAACCGGGATGTTTTATACCGCAGTAGCGGGTACGAGCTTGCCCGCTTTTCCGAGCGACTCGACAGGTCTGTCAGGTTGGACTGAAGTCGGCGCCGTAACGGCTGACGGCATCACTTGGGCAACGGGCAAGGACTCCGAGCCTCTTCGTAACTGGGCGAAGGAAGTCGAGAGACTCGTCGCTTCAGACGAGGGCGGCACAGTACAGGCTCCGCTCATGTATACCACACAGAAGACACTCGAGACGATCTTCGGAGCTTCAAACGTATCGGTCAGCGCGGCAACGGCACAGCACGGCGCACTCGTTTCCGTAACGGTTGAGCCCGGTGTCTCCGCTTCTTCCGCTGCGTTCCTTTTCATTATGAAGGACGGCGACGATATGCTCATGCTCGGCACAGAGAAGGGCACAGTCAGAGAAGTCGACGATGTTACCTTCAGCCCGACAGAGGCTATCACTTGGACGGCTACGATCGAGGCCGCTTCGTGGACTTTCATGAAGGACGACGGACAGCTCGCTTCTTCTTAATCTTATTATTCGGAGGGTTTTACCATGCCAGAACTCACACTAAACCGCAAAGAGGTTGAAGTCCTCAAAGTAAACATCGAGGGCAAGAGCTACTCGATACCTCTCGGCACGTCACTCAAGCGCAAAGAGCTCCAGAACCTCGGCAACGAGGAGGCGGTCATGGAATTCTTGGAGAAATATCTCACAAAGGAAGTCATGGACGACCTCAACGTCGGCGAGCTGAAGCAGATCATCGATGCGTGGAGTAAAGCGACCGAGGAGGCGAGCGGTGTCTCTCTGGGAAAATCGTCGGCCTCGCCCGCTTCATAAACGAGCACGGTGAGGCTCTTGATTATGACCTCATGACCCGCACAAACTACACGATCAACGACATCGGCGGAGCCCTACCGTGGGGCTCCGTCTATTCGTTTATCAAAAACCTCGGGAGCGACAGCGCACTCGCCCGAGATCTTGGCAAGTCGACAGGCTGGGAGAACACACTCCAGACGAACGCGATACTCGCAGATATTTTCGACTTGCTTCAAGTAATTCATGCCGAGATTGTTGCGTGGGCAACGCAAGGCAAAAAGAAAATGAAAACTAAACCCTACCCGAGACCGGGAAGGGATGACGATAACAAGCGCAAGCTCGGGAAGGGTGCTATGCCGCTCGAAGAGCTTCGCGCGTGGATGAACAGGAGGAGAAGTCATGGCTGACGGTAATCACATCGAAGTCGCTAAAGCTTATGTGACGATCGTGCCCTCTATGGAAGGCTCACAGAGCGAGATCTCGAAGCAGCTAAACGCAGAGACGGAACCCGCGGCGAAGGAAGCGGGTGAAAAGTCGGGCAAATCGTTCGGTGAGAGTCTCGGCAAAGGCATTAAGGCGGCAGCTGGGATCATAACAGGTGCAATCACCGCAGCAACTGGCACGGCTATCGCACTCGGCAAGAGCTTCGTCGATGCGGCCAAAGCTACGAGCGAAATGGGCGACAGCATCTCGAAAAACAGCCAGAAGCTCGGCATCTCCAAGCAATACTATCAGGAGCTCTCTTATGTCTTGAAGCTCTGCGGAAGTGACATCTCAAACGTTTCCGCGGGTTTTAAGACGATGACCTCACAGATAGACAAGGCCAAGAACGGTAACAAGGACGCAATCGCGAACTTCAAGAGCCTCGGCATCTCGATAAAAGACCTTAAAAACTTGAGTCAAGAGGAGATCTTCACGAAGATCATCGAGGGGCTCCAGAAAATGCCCGAGGGCTCCAAGCGTGCCGCGCTTGCGAGCAAGCTCCTCGGCAAGTCGGTCGGTCAAGAGCTTCAGCCGTTGCTTAACATGACGAGCGCGGAAATGA